GTCACAAAAATATGGAAAAAGCTCTACTTCTCCTTGCCCGTTTGGGCAAGAGTTTTTCTGCTCAAGCATTTCGTTTCGAGCAGATTCATTCAATCTATCAAAAGATTGATTGCGTTCTCCGTACACTCACTGGCAAAGGTCTCCGCCACTGGGTTGTTTATTTGTTCTTCTCTCTCAAAGGTTTTTGTCTCCGCACTTACCAAGGTCTTCGAGGCCGTAACGACTCTCCGACTCCCCGTCCAAGGTCTCCTCGTCCGACCATTCAAGATGATCGTGCCCGATCTATCAACGAAGCTCGTGATTCCTTCCTTAGGAATATCGAGTCTCGTCAAGAAGATGAGCGTGCCCGCTCCCAGGTTTCCCGTCAAAGGTCTTCAGTACTTCCGCCGTGGTCCCCTTCCCGATCCCCGTCCTTATCTCCGGTCCCTCGCCACCGACGCAGATCTAGTTCCTCTCACAAGGAGCTGGAATACGTTGATGTTGGCGCTCCGTGGCTTTCTCGACGACCGATCGGGTATGGACCCCATGGATCCCCTGTCTACTCTACGGAACGAAGTCCCTCTCCTGACTCTGCTCAGGTTGGACCTCAATTACGAATTCCGGCGGATCCTTTCCAGCGGCTTGTCTCTCCTCTCCCGGCTCCTCGTCCCACGGCTCCCATCTTCACCTCTACTTCCTTTCTCTCTCGCCCCACTTCAGTCGCTACTATCAGGTCCCCTTCTCCTGTTTCCCGACCGTCTGGCGAAACACTTCCTCCGCCTTCCCGGCATCAACCAGTTCAATCAGTTGATGCGTTCCGGACTCCCTCCCCCGTCTCTCCAACTCTTCCGGTCAGCTTGCCGAGCTTACGCTTGGTTTCAACTGACAGTGATGGGTCTAACGATTCTGTTGGGACAGTTCGACAATGCGTTGAGGATGGTGTTTCCCACGGTCTTGGCATTGGGTCTCCTGGCCCTATATCTGTAAATGCTCCTGCGTCGACTCACGTCGACCTCATTGATCAGATGTTGGCTCTTCCTCGACCCCCCTCCAAATCTAATATGCCCCCGATTACCGGACCTTCTGACCACGCTGCTGTTTTTGGTGAAAAAGATCGTGACGGATTCACCACGGTTCAACGAAAGCTTCAGAAACCTAAGGGCAAGAAGAACACTCACCTCCCCCCCGCTCCTGTAGTTCCTCTCAATCCAAAGTACCGCACTGACTTTTCGAGTGGTTCCAACCTCAACAGGTATGGTCCCATCTCTATTAAGCACGGTGATGATGTTTTGGAGGAGCTTCTCACAACCTCTCCAACTATCCCCACTCCCTCACTACCACCTCGACCCCACTCCCGTGCTGACATTAGGCGAACCCTCGGTTCCAGCCCTGCTCACGGTATTTGTGACACCACTGGTTGTGCTGAACACTCCCCTATTGACCAGAAAGAGTGTAAATGGATCTCCTGCAAGTCTAACCATGGCTTCTGGGTTCCAAAACAATCTTCCCTTCATCTCTGCCATCTCTGCAGACAGAAGGATGCTCCTTCTACGGTCTATTCCCGTCATGTGTTCGACACTCCGGCTCGTGCTCGCGATGATCGTCCTCGTCCAACCCCATTTGATGCTGGCTATTGCTATCTGTCCCTCTTCCGAAAGGAAGATCGACAGGAAATCGCAAATAAGCTTGGCTCTTGGCCCACTGGCGACCAGCTGATTTCCGCTGGTTGTAACCTGAACACTCGCGGCAATGTCATAGAACGTGGAGGTCAAACGTGGTTGCACATAGATGAGAACGGCAAAAACATTGTTATGACTCAGTATCGACACCTCCAAGTTGGTTCGCTCTCCCCTCCGGAATTAATGCGAACCATTTTGGATTCAAACTATAAAGACCAAATGCTCCTTGGTCTTACTCGATCCGCCAAGTCTGACATGTCTCATGCCGAACTCATCTGCCCTTACTACTTAAAAACTCCACAACAAGACATTCTCAACAACGTAGGTATCCCTTTTCACCCTATGCCCTCAAAAAAGCACAGTCATCCTGTGCACAAAACCATTGAAAATTCTTTTTTGT